AAAAACAAAAAACCATTAGGAGAAGTAGGCGAAAAATATCTTTGTCTACATTTAGCTAATACATATGGACAAGATAAATTATCTTTAGAACAAAGAATAGATTGGGTCCATAAAAACAAAGAAGCTATTATTAAATGTAGTAATGAACCTTTTAATACTCCATTTTGGGAATCAGCAGATAAGCCTTGGCAATTTTTAGCTGCTTGTTTTGAATTTGATAAGTTTATTAAAAACGGCAGATCATTTGAATCTAGTTTACCTATTAATATTGATGGTAGTTGTAATGGTCTTCAACATTTTAGTGCGATGCTAAGAGATGAAGTAGGTGGAGCTGCAGTTAACTTAACAAACACAAAACAACCTCAAGATATTTATCAAATAGTTTGTGATAAAGTAATTGAGAAACTTAAAGCATCTGACAATCCTGTTGCTAAAGAATGGTTAGACCTAGGAATAGATCGTAAAGCAACTAAAAGATCAGTTATGGTTTTACCGTATGGCGGAACAAGATTTTCTTGCGTTGAATTTGTTGACGAATACGTAGAAGAACGCGAAGAAAAAGGTGATGTTATAAGATTTAAAAACAGAACTGCAGCTAACTTATTATTAGCTCATACAATTTGGGATTCAATTGGTACTACAGTAATTAAAGCAAGAGAGGCTATGAGCTGGTTACAAAAAGCTGCAAGACTTTGTGCTTCGTTATCGTCGCCAGTTCATTGGACAACTCCATTAGGTTTTCCAGTTACTTAAGCTTATTACGATCAAAAAGATATGGTCGTAAAAACAAAGATGATGGGTAGAATTAGAATTAAATCTCATACAGATAAAATAAATAAACGAAAACAAAGTAATGGTATTTCACCTAATTTTGTTCATTCGTTAGATGCGACTGCTATGTATCTTACAATAGATCATTGCTTAGCTAATGGGATTAAAGATTTTGGTATGGTTCACGATTCATATGCGACTTTAGCTTGTGATATGGACACTTTAAATAAATGTACCAGAGATGCTTTTATACAATTGTACACTGAAATGGATCCACTAGCGGATTTTAGGGACCAAATATTAGGTCTGTTGCCTGATAAACTTAAAGCTAAATTGCCTGAACTACCTAATAAGGGCAACTTAGATATAGAGGAAATTAATTCAGCGACCTATTTTTTCCACTAATGCTATACACTAGTGAATTAGTTACACATATAGAATATAACTATAGGAGAAAACATGGGTAAATATACTCGAGTTACAACTCCAAAAGGACAAGCTTCATATCCTTGGTTAAAACAACCAGATACAAAGTTTAATCCAGATGGATTGTACAGTTGTAATATTCTTGTCGATAAATCTGATGCAACAAAATTAATTGAAGCAATCGATAAAGTTTTTGCTGCTAATGCAGACGCTGTTAGACAAGAAAAAAAGAAAAAAGATATAAAACTTGCAGACAAGCCTTACGTCGAAATGGAAGGCAACAAAGTTTTATTTAAAATAAAAAGCAAAGCTAAAATAGGAAACAACGAGGTAAGACCAATTGTTGTTGACGCAAAAGGAAAACCAACAGTTGAAACAGATATATACGGTGGTAGTGAAGTCAAAGTATCTGCTGATTTAATTCCTTATTTCGTACCTACAAATGGAGCTGGAGTGTCATTAAGACTTGTAGGGGTACAGGTTTTAAAACTTCAGAATAAGCCTATGCCAAGCATGGATTCTTTAGGTTTCAAAGAAGAAGCTGGCTACGAACATATAGCTCAAGAAACAATCACAACAACAAATGACAAACCAACAGAAGAAACAAACGAAGATTTCGTTTAGAAGTGGTTTAGAAGAACGCTTAGCGAGTCAATTAAACTCGCTAGGTGTTAACTACAAATATGAAACATTAGTAATTAGATTTACAAAACCTCAAAAAGAAACTCGTTACACACCAGATTTTATATTACCAAACGATATTATTATTGAAGCTAAAGGTAGATTTTTAACTAAAGATAGACAGAAACATTTACTTATTCAAAAGCAACACCCAAATTTAGATATTAGATTTGTTTTCTCAAATCCTAATCAACGCATTAGCAAAATTTCAAAAACTACTTACGCAATGTGGTGTCAAACAAATAATTTTAAATATGCAAAAGAAACAATCCCAGTTGAGTGGATTAATGAAAAACGTAGGTCTTAAAAAAAGAAAGATGACTAATTATATATTTGTAGAACATACAGACACGCCGGAATTTTTAGATGTTACTAAAGAATTATTAGACAAACAACATCGGCAGCTTGGTCATTTAGGTTTTAGATACCATTATTTAATTAGATTAAATGGCGAAATAGAAAAAGGAAGAGACATAGATTCTTTTGCCGGAGATATTTGTGAATTTAATTCTGAAGCTATTGGAGTTTTAATTGTTGGAAAAAATAATTTTTCTCATCATCAACTTACTACATTTAAAAATATTACAACGCAACTTAACCAACAATACGGAGATCTAAAAATAATAACAAATTTAGATAATAAAAAAATATGCGAATTATATTAGAAGGACCTGATTGTGCAGGCAAAACTACTTTAGCTACAAAGCTAAAAGAAAAATTAACTGATTATTTATATATACATCACGGTGTTTATGCTCACGCATATAAGCCACATTTAGAATCTTTAAAATTAGAAACAGTAATTATTGATAGACACTGGCCAAGCGAATTAATTTACGGAACTATATTTAGAGCTGGACCTACATACAATATTTATACAATGGAAAAGAGAGTAACTGAAAATGTATTAACAAAACATATTCTTTGTTTACCTCCAAAAGATCTTGTTCTTAAAAATTTCTTAGAAAGAAAAGGCAAAGGGCAAGAGCAGTTTGACGATGTTTCAAAAGTTTACGACGCATACAAATTATTTAAAAACACTTTTCCGTATTTTGTTCTTTACAATTATGCAGAACAAAGTGCTGAAGAATTTATAAAAAAGGAGATTTATGGCCAGCGCGAATAAAGCTTGGGTTGATTTATTAAAAGCTCTTCATGATGCACCAGTTGTTTCACCAAGAGGTTTTAAAACTAAAGAACTTATTGGTTACCAAAGCAGAGTTTCAATGTCTGATCCTATGGTTTGTATTAGAGAAAGAGAAATAGGAGAAAAATTTAGATACGCAGAAGCTGCTTGGATTTTGTCCGGTGATAATAAAGTTTCTACAATTGCTCCTTATTCTAAAATGATACCTCAATTTAGTGATGACGGTGTTAGGTTCTTTGGAGCTTATGGTGTTAAAGTAGCAGATCAATTATCTTATGTTGTATCTTCGTTAGCTACTGACAACAGCACAAGACAAGCAATTATAAATATTTGGAGAGAAAACCCAAGACCGAGTAAAGACATACCTTGTACTTTAAGTTTACAATTTTTAATTAGAAATAATAAATTACATTGTAATGCTACAATGAGATCAAGTGATGCGTGGCTTGGTTGGGTTTACGATGTATATAATTTTTCTCAAATTTCATTGTATGTTTTATTACAATTAAAATCTCAGCACAAAATTAAATTAGAATTAGGTGAGTTAACCTTAACAGCTGGATCACAACACATATACCAACAGCATTGGAAACCAGCTTTAAAATGTATTTATGGAAGTCCATACTTACCAGATAAATTAATTACTAATTTTGAAAATGGTGAAGACTTAATTAGCCATTTGTGGAATCGCGCAGGAAAAAAAGAAAGCGATACTAATCAACTAGTTTTAGTGGGGATTGAATAACATGTCTTACCAGAGACATCTTAACCTTCATCAGTGTTATTCAACCAAATTAAAAAGCGCCTCAAAGTGGGATCAACCCTGCCTTTTTTTGTGGCTGTTATCGGGTACTAAAAAGGAGAAGAATGAGATAGCGCACAAGGCGTTAAATAATAAAATCGTCGACCATGCACTGGTAGCATCTGCATCGTATAGTTATTTTATATTTAAAATATTGTGTCGCTATCTTCAAAGAATATGAGTGACTTTACTACACACGAACCTTGTCCAAAATGTTTAAGCAAAAATAACCTTGCTAGATATGACGATGGTCACGCTTATTGTTTTGGTTGCCAATATTACGAACACGCAGATGACAAAATAATTACAAAAGAATTAACTATGAATAATGAATTAAAAAATCTTGAATGCAAACCAATAGTAAGTAGAAAAATTAAAATAGAAACTTGTAAAAAGTACGGTTACAAATTTGCTACATTTAAAAATGAATTGGTCCACGCTGCTGATTATGGAAATCATACTTATAAATTAAGATTTAAAGATAAAAGTTTTGCGTGGATAGGTGATCCTAAAACAGTTGGTTTGTATGGTGAGCATTTATTTAGAGATGCTGGAAAAAGAATTACAATAACAGAAGGCGAAATAGATTGTCTAAGTGTTAGTCAAGTATATGGCAATCAATGGCCAGTAGTTTCATTAAAGAATGGAGCTCATAATGCAGTTAAAGATGTAGCTAATTCATTAGAGTTTTTGCAAGCGTATGAAGAAATCATTTTGTGTTTTGACCAAGATGAACCTGGATTAAAAGCAGCTAAAGCAGTTTCAGAATTGTTTCAACCCGGTCAAGTTAAAATAACTAGACTTCCAATGAAAGATGCAAATGAAATGCTGCAAGCAGACCAATCTAAAGAATTACTCAATTGTTTATGGGACGCAAAAGTTTATAGACCAGACGGTATAATTGACGCTTATGATTTATATACAGATGTTGTTGAACAAAAACCAATTCCTTCAATTGAATATCCATTTAAAGGTTTAAATTTTAAAACAAGAGGTATTCGTAAAGGTGAATTAATTACAGTAGCTGCTGGAACAGGTATTGGTAAAAGTCAATTTTGTAGAGAGGTTGCCTACCATTTAATTAAATCAAATAAAAAAATAGGTTATATAGCTTTAGAGGAAAACTTAAGAAAATCTGCTGAAAGTTTAATCAGTATAGATTTAAACACTCCATTACATTTAACTACTGAAAAATTAGATAAAGAAAAAATTAAAAAAAGTTTTAATGAATTATTTAAAAACAATAATGTTTTATTTTATAATCACTTTGGTTCTTTAGAATACAATAATCTATTAAGCAAAATTAGGTATTTAGCAAAAGCACTTAAGTGCGAATACGTAATATTAGATCACATATCAATTGTAGTATCAGGTCATGAAAATGGTGATGAGCGTAGATCTATTGATAACATCATGACAGGATTAAGATCTTTAGTAGAAGAAACTCAAATAGGATTAATAGTTGTTTCGCATTTAAGAAGAGTGCTAGCAGACAAAGGTCACGAAGAAGGTGGTCATACTACATTATCACAACTTAGAGGTAGTGCTGGAATTGGTCAGCTTAGCGATATGGTAATTGGATTAGAAAGAAATCAACAATCTTTAAAAGATCCAAATGTAACCACAGTTAGAATTTTAAAAAATAGATTTAGTGGTGAAACAGGAATTGCATGCAAAGTCTCTTACGACCCAACAACAGGACGTCTTTTGGAATTTAATGATCTATGAAAGTGATGATCCTTATAATCAATACATAATGGATTTAATAACTGATGCTATTTCCAAAGCATCTAAAACAACTGACTTAGTAGTTATTGATGTTCATCAAGCAGAAGATGCTGAAGACATATTAAAAATACTAAATGCAATATCTATATTTAATACTGAAATAGAAAATATAGCAGTCAAACTACACGATATAAATTAATGCACTACATTTTAGATTTAGAATGCGACAACCTTTTAGACAAAGTTACTAAAATACATTGTGTTGTTTTAAAGGATATAAACACAAATGAAGTATTTAGTGATTTAGAAATTATTAAAAAGAAATTAATAGATGCTAAATTAGTTATTGGTCACAACATAATAGCGTTTGATACACCTGTTTTAAAAAAGATATTAAATATAGATATAACCGCAGAGCAGTTTGATACTTTAGTTGCGTGCAGATTAAGTTGCGCGCATATACAAGAACTAGATTATAAACGACTTCATCAAGGTTTTCCTGCAAGATTACTAGGTAGGCAAACACTAGAATCTTGGGGACACAGATTACAATGTTATAAAGGTCAAAAGCCTTTAGACTGGGAAACGTATACTCCAGAAATGTTAGAGTATTGTAAGCAAGACGTTGAAGTTACTCATAAGCTTTACAATAAAATAATAGAAAAAAATTATAGCCAAGTAGCATTAGATTTAGAGCACAGTGTACAAAAGATTTGTGTTCAGATGATGCACAACGGAATTGGCTTTGATACTAAACAAGCACAAATACTTTATTCAATATTGTCTAATGAAAGAACAGAATTAGAAAATAAACTAAAAGAAATTTTTAAACCATGGGAAGAATACACAACTATTATTCCAAAAAGAGACAACAAAACTTTAGGTTATATTAAAGATAAACCTTTTAAAAAAATTAAGATAATAGAATTTAATCCTAATTCAAGAGACCATATTTCTTTTAGACTTAAAGTTTTAAGAAATTGGCAACCATCAGAATTTACACCAGATGGCAAAGCTAAAATTGATGATGAAATACTTGCAACATTAGATTGGCCTGAAGCAAAAATTTTATCAAGATATTTTTTAGTACAAAAAAGAATTAGTCAATTATCTGAAGGAAAAAATGGTTGGTTAAAATTAGAAAATGATAATAGAATTTATGGATCTATAAATACTAATGGTGCAGTTACAGGAAGATGTACACATGCTGCTCCAAATTTAGCTCAAGTACCAGCTGTTATTATTGAATACGGAAAAGAGTGCAGAGAATTATTTTGTGCTCCTGAAAATAAAATTCTTGTTGGA